ACATAAAGCTCGGTGAAACTCCTGATAATCATGTGATTAGACAAGAGTTCATCGATCTTTTTGTTTCTGACTTTGATTCTATGTTTGCTGAGTTAATCAGTAAATATCCTATGAAAGTCAATTCGTCTACACGTGGCGTTAGGGTATTGCATGCTAAAGATCCAGATGCTATGGCTAATAAAAAAGCCAAAACTAGGTACAAAAAAATTGTAGATAATAAACTATACAAACATAAATATATTATGAAATGTTTGGATAAACAACTACTAATCGAAAGAAATAATCTTGAATATTTACAAAATTTAGAAACCTGGATTAATAACCATACTTGGGAAAAGTATGAAAACTTAGACGAAAATGCAATACAAAAAGACCCCCTTAAACCAAGAATCACAAGATCTTTATAAGAGTAGAGGATTTAAAAGCATAGAACAGTCTGTAACAACTTCTATTAATGAGGTTAGAACTGGTATGCTAGGTAAACGACCTGTCT